GCATGGCCACGATCGCCAACGTCGTCCGCTACACGCCGGTGAAAGACTGAGCCAGTTTGACGTTTCGAGCCTTGGTATGCTCGACAACCCATTTCTCGGACTGGACAGCGCGACCCTGACCGCGCTCAAGACCAAGACGATTGACGCCATTCAGGCCGTGCTTCTGAACCAGAGCTATTCGTTGAACGGCAAAAGCGTGAGCCGCGCGGACCTCAACGCGCTGAACAATATGCTCGGCAACTTGCAAGACGCATTGACGGACGCGGCTGGCACCTCCACCGATACGACCTTCGTAAGCTTCACGGGCAACTGAACAACATGGAAAACGACATTTTCGACGCGTCAAAATTGATCGCACAAAAGCCGTGGCTCGACCGCGCGCTCGAAAACATCGCACCGACGTGGGCGTTGAAACGGCTGGAGGCTCGCGTCGCGAAATCGCTTTTCGAATACAACGCCGCGCGGACGAACCGGCTGTATGCTCCGAAGCAATACGCGCAGCCAGCGGAGAGTTCGCAGAATCAGCGCGATCGCGTGGTGATGATGTATGAGGCGCAGGATCTCGTTCAGAATTTCCCCGAGGCTCGCGAAATCTCCCGCAAGTTCGGGACGTATCTCACGCCCAACGAGTATTCCCCGACGACCGGCGATCGAGATTACAACCAGACAATCAGCGAGTATTTCCATGCGTGGTGCAAAAACTGCGACGTGACGAACCGGCACAGCTTCAAGAAGCTCGTGCAGCTCGCCGCAGAGGAGCGTCCGGTCGATGGCGACTGCGGCTTCGTCATCCGTCGCAGCGGCGAAGGGCTCAAGCTCCAACTTGTGCCCGCGACGCGCATCGGCAACCCGAACGACACGGCGGTCGCGTCGAACAACTACTTTCAAGGAATCATCACGAATGACTTTGGCCAGCCCGTCGCGTATCGGATTTATCGAGTCACGCGTGACGGCGTTTACTTCGGCGCGGAGGACATTCCCGCGAATCAGTTTTGTCACTACATGGACCCCTTTCGGGTCGATCAGTATCGCGGAATCACAGATTTCCACGCCGCGATTCAGACCGCGCGGATGCTCCACGACATTCTGCAAGCCGAGAAGGCGGGCGTGCGGTTCTCGTCGCAGCAGGCCGCGCTGATCTTCAACGACCGAGGCATCGCGAATCCGCGCAATCTATTCCAGCCTAATCCTGCGCTCTCGCTCCCGAATGGACAGCAGCAAAAGAACGAGCTCACCGAGGTCGGCATGATTAGGTATTTTCAAAACAGCGATCGCGTCGAGGTGATGCCGTCGCGTCCGTCGCAGGCGTTCACCGGTTTCGTGCAGCATCTCATGCACGAGATTGCTCTGGGCGTGGGCGTGCCTGAGGGCGTTCTTTTCGGGACCCAAGACTACAAAGGCCCAAGCGTCCGCGCCGAGTTCGCCGCAGCCGATCGCGTGTTTACGCGCCAGCAGGGCGTCCTTACCGACAAGGTCCTCGACCCGATCAAGGACGCCGTTATTCTCGACGCCATCGCGCGCGGAGAAATCCCGCCGCCTCCGCTGCTCGCAGGTGAGACGATGGTTCACGCGTTGCGCCGCGCGACCTCGGGCGAGTGGCGTTTTCCCGCGAAGCTCTCGATCGACGTGGGCCGCGAGTCGGCCGCGAACATGAACGAGAATCGGCAAGGCGCAAAGTCCTTGCAGGAAATCGCAGCGGAGGAAGGCACGGACGCCTTTACGCGACTTGAGCAAATCGCGATCGAAGCCGCTTACGTCAAACAGCTCGCCGAGAAGTATGGCGTGCCCGAGACGGCGATTCGCCTCACGACGAACTCCTTGCCGAGCACGCCCGCAGCCGCAGCCGCAGCAGGCGACGCGGTGGGCGTCAGCGCGGCCGAGGCGCAGGCGGCGAGCGTCACAGCTTCCGCGACGGGCGGCGAATCCACGGACGTGGCCGCGATTGCGGGCGTCGAGTCCTTCCCAGATGTGTCGCCCGAACTCGCACCGCTCAACGGCGCGCAGATTGCGGCGGTGCTTTCCATCCTCGAGAATTTACGCGCGGGCGATCTCACGTCAGAAGCTGCCGAGACGCTGATGGTGTCGGCAGGCATGGCGAAAGAATCGGCAAGCAAGGTCGCCGGTTCCGTTGCGGGACTTCCGAAACAGCCGTCGAAAGTATCAGCTTCGGCGATGCATCACCGCATCCGACTTGCTCGCGCGCAGGAGGACGGCAACCTCGTCACGATCAACTTTGCGGATGGCAGCTACATCCCGAACGACGCGATGATCGCGAACGCGAAACGCGCGCTCGCCGCTCGCGAAAAAGCGACGCCATCGAATCGCGGCATGACCGCTGTCGGGCTCGCTCGCGCTCGCGACATCCTCAATAAGCGCCCGCTTTCCGAGGACACCGTGCGCCGAATGAAGGCGTATTTCGACCGCCACGAAATCGACAAGCAAGGCGCGACGTGGAAGACGCAAGGCAAGGGCTGGCAGGCGTGGAACGGCTGGGGAGGGGACGCGGGGCAGTCGTGGGCAAACGCAATCGTTGAGCGACTGAACAAGCCGCAAGCCAACTCGGCGAAGAACGAAAGCCGCACCGAGTTTTCCGCCGCCACCGAGGTCGCGATGGTGCTCCACGAAAAGCCTGAGAACCCGAACGACTGGCTGACCGCCGTCGAGCAATACCGCAAGCAGCTCGACATCCGATGCGGAGAGGCCGCGAAGCCGATCGTCGGCAAATCAATCATCGAGCACACCTTTGCAACGCAGCCAACGAGCGCGAAGAAATAACAACTTTATGGATACACAGACGCAAATCGACCGGCTGATCGAGTTGGCAATCGTTCAACGCTCCGAGCTAAAACAGCTCGTCTCGGAATTGCCGCAACTTCGCGAGTATCTCGGCGCGGAAATCGAGCGCACGTTCGAGGAGACCGAGCCGCAGATTCGCACCGAGCTTGAGGAGTTCTGCCGCGCACGCGCGAGCGACGAACACGCGAAGACCGGAGCGGCACTCGCTGCGAAAGTCGAGCAGCTGTCGAAGCAGCTAGAGGTCACCACCGCCGCAAAATACTCGGTCCTTATGGCCGAGCGCGCGGAGAACGCGAACCTGCTCGCGAAGGCCGAGGCGCGCATCGAGGACGCGGCGTCAATGCTGTCGCACGCCGTGAAGGAAATCGTCACCGACGAACTCTCGCGCTTCCCTCGCGCTGGCGAAATCGACCAGCTTCGCAAAGAGTTTGCCGAGCCTCGCGGGCTCAATCCTCGTGGCCGTTGGTTGCCTGATGAAACCTATCAGCGGCTCGACCTCGTCACGATCAACGGCGACAGCTTCGTCTCCAACATCGACGGCAACCGCGAGCGCCCGAGCCGCACGGCTGGCGATTGGACTCTGAGCGCAGCACGCGGCAACGGCGGGGGCGGCGGGGGCGTGACCTCGATGACGGACCTGGTGCCCGTGCCGAGCAACGGACAGCTCCTCATCGGCAACGGCTCGGCTTTTGTGAACTCGACGCTGACCGCTGGCACCGGCATCGCGATCTCGAATGGCGCGGGCTCGATTACGATCAGCGCGACCGACGGCAACATCACGCTTGACGACGGCACGGAGGCGGCGCCTTCGCTGAACTTTACCGACGACCCCAATACCGGACTCTACCGGCCAGCGGCGGATACGGTCGGCATCGTGGGCGGAGGCCACGACATCCTGCGGCTGACTGACGTGGCAAGCGCGACCGATTATCTCGAAATCAAAAATGGCATCGGCATCGGAAACCCGCTCCACGTTATTGCGTCGGGTGCGAGCGCGAACATCGGGATGCACTTGCAGCCCAAAGGCAGCGGGCTTCTCACGATCTCAGACGGCACGGATTTCAGCAAGGGTATCCGCTTCCGCTCCTCATCGAGTGCCACAAGCGCGATCACGTTGCTCGATGCCGTTTCGACTACGGGGCAAGTCATCACGCTGCCGAATGCGACGGACACCCTCGTCGGTCGCGCGACCACGGACACGCTGACGAACAAGACGCTGACGAGCCCGACGATGACCGCGCCGGTTCTTGGAACGCCAGCGAGCGGGACCGCAACGAACCTCACCGGCCTTCCAATCTCCACCGGCGTCAGCGGTCTCGGCACCGGCGTGGCTACGTTCCTCGCAACGCCTAGCTCGGCGAATCTTCTCGCCGCCGTGACGAACGAAACGGGCACGGGCGCGCTTGTGTTCGCGACGAGTCCGACGCTTGTGACGCCGATCTCCGCATCCCTCACCTCCCCCGCCGCAACCGACCTGACGCTCGGCACGGGCACCTACGGCACCGCCCTGACGGTAGCGAGCGCGACGGGAAGGTTGGGCATTGGAACTGCAACGCCTAATGCGCTGCTAGAGGTGAACGGAACAATTCGGAACACATCCTCGGCGCAACAAATCTCAACTCACAACATTGACGTTCTATCCGCCTCTGTTGCGGCTAATCTTTTCAATTCCATCGCCAACGCTCAGATCACAATCGGCGGAGGAATTACAAGCGGCAACGTAAAGATCGGCACGGGCACGGGCGGGATGACTGTCTTGGGTTCGAGTTCTTCTGGGTATGTCGGTATTGGAACAACCAGCCCGAATAATGCCCTTGTTGTTTCTAATGCCGGTGCCGCAGGCTTTGAGTTTACCCCATCGAGCGGATCGCTTTTCACATTTAATCGGTCGACTGGCGCATATGTTCCGATGGGAATTTATGGCTCAACGGTTGTGCTGGCTATTGGTGGGTCTGGCTTGAATGCAATTTCGATCGACGCTAGTTCAAATACGGCTTTTGCGGGAACAATAAAACCCCAGCAAGCCGCAACCGCTCCCACCTACGTCAAGGGCGCAATCTATTTCGACACCGCGCTGAGCAAGCTTCGCGTCGGCGGGCTGTCCGGCTGGGAAACCATAACTTCAGTCTAACTTTTACCATGCAATCATCGATTAAACCAGTCGCGGTCTATCCAGCAATCGCCAACACGCTAATGATCCGTAGCGGTGGCCTTGGACCACCACCAAGCTATTACTACGAGCTCCAAAACGTCACCGATGGCGTCGTCGTCGTGCTCAAAAACGGCAACGCATTTATGACGCAGGAGCAGTGGGCTGCATGGCCCGCTGATGCGGACGATGACGCCGTTCAGCTCGCCGCAATTTCTGAAAATCTCGGGCTGACGCTTGTGTCCGAGGAATAAGCCATGACCAAAGAAGAACACAAAAACGCAATCGTGACCCAACTCCAACAGCAGAGCTTGAACTTGCTGGTGGACTCACTCGCGGCTGCGCTTGCGGAGATTGAAACGCTCAAGGCCGCTGCCGCTGACAAGCCGACGTCGTGAGGCGCGAACTTACACTAAACCCTAGTGTATGGACGCGCTCGAAATCCTAGTCAAAGGGTGGCCGATTTTTCTGGGGATGATAACCCTAATAATCGTGCTCTCAAAATTGGATTTAAGGGTCGCAGTCCTTGAGGAAAAAATGAAATCGCTGTTCGACCTCTTCAACAAAAAATGAACATCCTCGATTTGCTTGGCAACGCTCTAGGTGGTGGCGCGCTCGGCGTGATTCTGAGAATCGGCAACGGCTTCTTCGAGGAGTTCAAGGCTGGACGCGACCACGCGCGGAAGCTCGAAGAGGCCAAGACGATGGCTGGCATCGCAGCAGACGCCGCAGCGTGGGCAGCGTTCACGGCGAGCCAGCAGGCCGCGACCGTGCCGAGCAACGTCGCGCCGTGGTGCGCTAACATCATCACGCTTTTTCGGCCGTTCATCACTTTGACTTTGGTCGGTGTCGCGACCGTCGTTTACTTCCACTCAGTCGGACCGGAGCGTGCGCCGATGGTGGAACAGATCAATTTTGCCGCGTTCAACTGCGTGGGATGGTGGTTCGGGGACCGCATGGCGCGAAAATCAAAATGAACACCCACAACATCAAAGCCACCCTCACCGCCGCAACGCCTGCCGCCGCGATGGTGAGCCTATCGCAGGTCAACGAGGTTGCCGCGCTCGTCGGCACACTCCTCGGCATTGCGTTTCTGCTCTGGCGGTGGCGCCGCGAGGCGCAGAAGGAGGATTGATTTTGACGGGCATCGCATAGGCGATGGAACCCGTCATCACATTTGCAGCCTCCGCAGGCGTCATCGACGCGCAGACCGGAATCATTCGCGGCGTCTCACTCATCACCAAAGGCCCGGCGTTGGGCCACGGCGTGATGATCGACAGCACGACGCTGGAGCAGGTCAAGAAAGCCGCCGAGCAATACTCTGGCGGGCTCAAGGTGAAGCTCGACCACTCGGGCGGCGCAGGCGACATCGTCGGTTACATCGACACCTTGCGCATCGAGGGCGAGAAGCTCCTCGGCGATTTGCACCTGCTAGAATCCTCGGTTCACCGCGCTTACATTTTGGAGATTGCCGAGCGGATTCCCGACACGTTCGGGCTCTCGATTGCGTTCTCGGGTCCGTCGGAGAAGAGCACGGACAGCCTCACGACTTTGCAACGGTGCTCGGAAATCTACTCGGTGGACCTCGTCAGCGAACCCGCTGCGAACCCGAACGGATTTTTCTCGCGTAAACTGAAACAACTTCAGAACGGCGAAATCGAGCAACCGTCCGCAGAAATCGAAATCGAATTACCCATGAACGAAGAAATGAAAAAGGCCATCGAGGGGATGATCCAATCCGCCATGATGAGCATGAACGACAAGCTCGCGAAGCTCGAAGCCGCGCTTCCTCCTCCGGTTGAAAAACCCGCCGCCATGAGCGCACAGACTGAGGTCGTGCAACTCGCGGCCAACGCTGCGGCTCTCGCCGCCGTCAAAGAATTTGCCAAGAGCTTCGGTGCGCCCGCCGCCCCGATCGCCTCGGCCGAAGCTCCTAAACCAGTCGCGCAAGCGCAGAAATTTGAGGACATCGTCGCCGCCAAAGCCACCGAGCTCAAGGGCGACAAATCCTCAGCGATCTCCTTCGCGGTCAAAAATCATGCTGACCTTTACGCCGCTTATCGTGCGCGCGTGCAGAGCGGCGAACTCGTGAAACTCTAAAAATACTAACATGGCTACTTCATTCCAAAATGCGGGCACGTTCGTGGCAAACTCGGCTATCACCGCGTTTCGCCTCGTGTCCATTTCCAGCAATCGCGGCGTCGGTCTTGCCGCCACCGCTTCGCTCCCTGACGGCGTCGCTTTGATCGACGCCGCCTCGGGCGATCAAATCAGCGTCCAGTTCCTCGGTGGCACCACCATCAAGGCCACTCTGCTCGCTGGTCCGGTCACTGTGGGTGACACGCTGTTCTCCACCGCCAACGGAACCGTCGCCATTACCGGCACGATCACCGTGGGCAAGTCGCTCACCACCGCGTCCGACGCTTCTGCGATCATCGAGATCCTGCCGAAGAACTTCTAAACCCTAAAAAAATCTTACCATGTACACAAATTCAGCAGCCATTTTTCGCGGCGACATCGCCGGTGTAGTCGAGCAGGCCAAGGACTTCGAGGCCGGACTCATCGGCACCGCCGTCATGCCTATCCTCGACGTGCCCGTGCGCGCCGGCCAATACCCATCCTTCGTTCTCAAAGAGGGTCAGCTCCTCAAAAGCGACGTAAAGAACCGCGCCGCTTACAGCGCCTACCCGCGCGGCACGCGTGCGTTTAACCAAGAGACGTTTCAAGCTCTTGAGTTCGGATACGAAGAGGCTGTTGACGATACCGTCACGCTCGACGTTGCCCGATTCTTCGACGCCGAAGTCATCGCCGCCAAGCTCGCCAAACGTAAATTGCTGCTCGCTCACGAGCTCCGCGTCGCTGCAAAACTGTTCGACAATTCCACGTTTACCGCGACCAACAGCGGCACCGCCTACACGACCGCGAATCTAGCGACGTTCGATGTCGGCGCTGACGTGCAAGAGGCCACCGACCGTCTTCTCGCGAAGGGCGAGAGCGTCACGAACCTGTCCGTCATCATCCCGTATCCAGTGTGGACCCGCATCCGTGCGAGCACGAAGTTCCAGAACCGCCTTCGCGGCGCTGGCATTTCGTCCGACACCATCCTCAATGCCTCGACGCAAGCGGCGGCGGAGGTATTCGGTGTGGCTTCCGTCCAGATTGGTAGGGCTTCATATGATACA